CCGCCACGGCGCAGTTCACCGACGAGGGCGTCGAGTACCGCATCAAGGACGTGAAGCTCGCCGCCGACCAGGTGGTGCACATCGGCGCGTACCCGGACCTCGACTTCCCGGCGTGGTTCGTCTCCCCCCTCGACGCCTGCGCGCCGGCGATGCAGCTCGCCGCCGACCAGGACGCGGCGCACTCGGCGCTCGTCAAGACGGGCAGCACGGGCAAGATCAGCCTCAGCCATCCCGGCGCCATGAGCGACCAGGCGGTGCAGGCGATCCGCGACGCCTGGCAGACCATGCACGCGCAGCCGGACGGCGCCAGCCGCCCGCTGATCCTGCGCGAGGGGATGAAGGCCGAGCGGATCAGCCAGGAGACTTCGACCTCCAACCTGGAGAGCCGCCGGTTCTCGGTGCAGGAGATTGCCCGCGCCTTCGGCATCCCGCCCGAGATGCTGTTCCAGCAGGGCGGCGGCGCGCTCGCCTCGCAGTCCGAGACGGCCCGCGCGTACGTCGATGGCGGCCTCTCGCTGTGGGCCTCCGTCTGGAGCGCGGAGATCGAGCGCAAGCTCCTCCAGCCCGGCGAGTACCTCCGCTTCGACACCGACGTGCTCCTGCGCGGCAACCTCCGCGACGCCGGGATGGCGTTCTCCAAGCTGGTGCTTGCTGGCGTGATGAGCCCGAACGACGCCCGCCGCCGGCTGGGCCTGTACCCAATCGACGGCCTGGACGAGCCGAAGGTGTCGATGCCCGGCGGCGCAGCGGCCGCCACGGGACCGGACAACGCAGGGGAGGACAACCCCGATGCTTGAGGTCCGCACCACGTCGTTCGAGCGCGACGGCAACCGCCTGACCGGATACGCGGCCGTATACGACGCCCCGAGCCACCCGCTCGTCGTGCGCAGCGTCAACGGCGGGAAGCCGTTCACCGAGCGCGTGGCGCGCGGCGCGTTCGACCAGAGCCTTCGCGGGAACATCTCGCTGCTGGTCGGCCATGACCGGCGCGAGCTGCTCGCGAACACGAAGAGCCAGCGCCTGAAGCTCGCGTCGGACGAGCGCGGCCTGGCCTTCGATGTCCAACTGCCGGATACCCAGCGGGCGAAGGACGTGTACGCCCTGGTCGATTCCGGCGTCCTTTCCGAGATGTCTTTCGGCTTCGTAGTCCGCTCGGACGCCTGGAAGGGCTCCGAGCGCACCCTCACGCAGGTGGACCTGCGCGAGGTGTCCATCGTCGAATCAGGCGCTTATCCGCAGACGAGCGCTGAAGCACGCACCTACAGCCCGGCGCTTGCCCGGCTTCGTCTGCGGTTGAGGGCACTGACATGAAGACCACCGACCTGTTCAAGAAGCGCGCAAACCTCATCGAGCAGCGTGATGCGCTGTCCAAGGAACTGAACGAGCTCCTCGGCAGCGAGCAGCTGACCGCCGAGCAGGAAGCCCGTGGCTCCGAGCTCATGGACAAGCTGGAGCCGCTCAAGCGGGACATCGAGGAGATGCAGAAGCACATCGGTGCCTCGCAGCTCCGCGAGCGGTTCGCGTCCTACGCGGCCGTCGAGAAGGCCACCCAAGAGAACGAGAAGCGCTCCTCGGAGTGGACGGCCTCGGGCGAGTACCGCGAGCAGTTCATCGACTGGTGCCGTGGCGGGCGCGCGCCCGAGACGCGCGGCCTGGCCGAGTTCCGCGACATCACGACCTCGAGCTCGTCGGGCGTCCTCGTCCCGAAGATCTACGAGTCTGGCATCCTGAAGTACCTCGACCGCAACACGGTCGTGCGCAACCTCGCCGACCTCCGCACGGGCGTCAAGGGCAGCGTGACTGTGCGCCGCAACAACCTCGAGACGGACGCGGCCGTGAGCGCCTTCTGGACCACCGAGGCCAACAAGACGCAGACGGCCTACGACGCGGCGCACGCCGAGATCAACCTCAACCCCGTCGGCGGCCTGCCGAAGTCGGAGCTCACCCAGTGGGTGGTCCGGCAGTCGGACTTCGACATCGAGGCCGAGGTGATCTCGCACCTCCAGAAGGTCATCGCGCGCGGCATCGAGTCGGGCTACACGGTCGGCACCGGCAGCAACCAGCCCACGGGCCTGTTCCTGAACGATTCGGACTACAAGGCCGTCGCGGTGAGCGCGGCCCACGGGTCCGGCACGGGCTGGGACGGCGCCTTCACGGTGGACCGCCTCACGCAGCTGCGCTACCAGCAGCTGCCCGCCGAGTACTGGTCGAGCGCCGTCTGGGTGATGAGCCAGGACGCGTACTTCCGCATCGCCAGCCTGAAGGTGGACACGTCCAGCAGCAACGTCCCGCTCTTCATCCCGAGCTCGGACGCGGGCATCATGGACCAGGCGCCGATGATGCTGATGGGCCGCCCGGTCTACATCGCGCCCTACGCGCCCGGCCGGCAGACGGCGGCGGTGACCAACAGCATCCCGCTGATGTTCGCCAACGTCGGCGAGGCGTTCGCCATCCGCGAGTGGGGCGGCATCTCGATGTTCCGGGATGACGTGACCACCCCCGGCCTCGTGAAGTTCCAGGGCATGGTGTTCGTGAACAGCAAGGTGGTCCGCCCGAAGGCGGTCGCCGCGCTGCGCATCACCCTGACCTGACGCAAACCCCCGGAAGCGCAAGGGGGCGGGCACTCTCCCCGCCCGCCCCCTCTGCGTTTAGGAGGACGAATGCCGATCACGCTGTCCACGATCAAGGATGCGGCGCGCGTCTACCACACGGGCGACGATGCGTACCTCCAGATTGCCTACGACGCGACGGTGCGCGAGCTCGAGGAGCGCACCGGCTGGTGCCTGGACCCGGTCACGCGCACGCAGTACGTCGCAGAGGAGCCGACGGGCATCACGAAGCTCGTCCGCCTGGAGCGGCAGCCGGTCACGGTCTGCACCTGCACAAACGCAAACCAGCAGGTTGTCGGGCTTGGCCTCGTCACCATCAACGGGATCCAGTACGCCGACCTCGACGTGGCGGACCTCGAGTACCCGCTCGTCCTGACCATGACGGCCGGGAACAACACGCTGCACCCGCTCCTCCAGATGGCGGTGCTCCAGCGCGTGACGCAGCTCAACGCGGCGCGCGGCGATGACACCGTGCCGCTGAAGACCGACTACTGGGACAACATCTGCGCCATGATGGGCAAGGGGATTGGCTGATGGCGCACGTCCCCCACGGCATGATGCGGCTCGTCGCCTCGGTGCAGAACCCGACGCAATCGACCGACGCGCTCGGCCAGGCGACCGAGACGTGGGCGACCGTCACGGGCCTGTCGGCGCTGCCCGTCTACATCGAGCAGATGGACACCACCGAGACGGTGGACGATGGCGGCCCGGCCATCCAGACCTCCTACCGCATCCTCTGCCCGTGGACGGCCTCGGTCACCACGCGCAGCCGGTTCCTGTGGACCGACAACGGCACCCAGCGGACGCTGAACGTGCGCAGCTGCACCGACAAGGACCAGCGCCGGCGGACGCTCACCATCGAAGCCGTGGAGGTGGTCCTGTGAGCGTCCCGGTGATCCAGATCAAGCTCGACAGCAAGGAGCTCAAGGCGACGCTCGAGAAGCTGCCCGAGCGCCTCAATGAGCGCGCCAGGAAGAACGGCGCCCGCCGGGCGCTCGCGCCGTTCGTCAAGGAGCTGGCTGCCATTTGGAAGGCATCCAAGTACCGAGGCAAGCCGACGCACCGAAAGGCCATTGCTGCCGCCACGCAGCTGGACATCCGACGAATGGGTGCCGGACCGACGGCAGAACTGCGGTCGAGGATCGGCGTGCGCTACGGAAGCAAGGGCGGTTCCCGAGCCAAGGGTCGGCAGCGGATCTACCACATCCTTGAATCCGGGTTCCGTCACTTTGGGCGTGCCAGCAAGTTCTACAGCGCTCCTCCAGAGCACCTGATCGCGCAGCGAGACGCCCGGCGCGCCTTCGTCAAGGAGCAGCGCGACGCCATCTGGAAGGCAACGCCAGGCAACACCCGCGAGGCAAAGCGCGTTCGCACGGCGGCGATGTACGCCATGTACGGCGAGGCGCGTGCGCGATTCCCAGACCTGCACGACTACACGTATTCAAAGCGCCAGGAGATGAACAAGGCCAAGGGATCCGCAAAGATGATCCCCGGCGCCTACCGCTCCTACCGCTGGGCGCGTGCCAACCTTCAGAAGGCCATGGACGCCATGGCTCGCGAGACGCTTGCCGAGGCCAGGAAGTTGCTGGAGGGCAAGCCATGAGCCTGGAAACGGTCTGCAAGGCCGTCCAGTACCACCTTGACCAGGCCACGGCCAACCCCGTGAGCGTCGGGATGCGCCGCCCCACGACGCAGACGCCGGCCATCGTCTGGGAGATCAGCGCCGCCCAGGCGTCGCGCGCGATGCCAGGCACCGACCAGAGCCTCTGGCTGGTGACCGTCGAGGTGAGCATCTACGGCGACACCACGCTCGCCGTTGCCCAGGAGGCCGACAAGATCTGCGCGGCGCTCAACGGCGTCGAGACGCAGGCCGGCACCGCAAACATCGTCTGCACGGACGCGAGCGTCGCGTTCCGCACCGAATCGCAGGCCGACGGCTCGGAAGGCGACGAGCGCGTCTGCACCCTGACCCTCTCGCTCCAAGGAATCTGACCTATGGCACTCATCACCGGCTACGGCGGCACCCTGACCTTCAGCGGCACCACGGTGGTGGCCGTGCGCAGCTTCACCATGAACTTCGAGCGCGCAAGCCTCGACGTGACCACCATCGCGGACTTCCGTGAGAAGCGCGCCCCCGGCCGCGTTCGGCGCTTCGGAACCTGCACCCTGTACCGCCAGGACGGGAGCAACGACAACACGCTGCGCAGCCACCTGATGCCCGTGGACCTCGCGGCAACCGTCACCGCCGTGCTGACCCTGAAGTACACCGACCAAGGCACCATCGCCTACGACGAGTACGGCGCCGGCACGGGGAACATCAACGTGCAGATCACCTCGGCCTCGTTCACGGACGACGGCACCGGCCCGGCGATGTGGGAGCTCTCCTGGGAGGAGCAGTGACCCTTGCCGATTGACCTCCACAAGGTCGCCGCACGGACCCGCTCGGTTGACATCCCCGAGCTCGGCCTGCTCACGTTCCGCGAACCCACGCTCGCGGACGTGACGCAGGCTGTATCGAACCCGTTCTGGTGGGTGGCCTGCATCACCTGCCAGGACGGCTCGGCGTTCCTCCAGAACCCGCAGGACGCCGGGAAGATCCGGGCAGACATTGCCGGGCGCCTCCTGGAGGAGGTGAACCGCCAACGCCCTACGGACGCGCCGAGCGCAGGCTCTGGCGCATCGCAAGCCCCGAGCAACGCATGACCATGGCGGCCGGACTCGCCCAAGACCTGACCAACGGAGAGCGCATCGAGAGCGCGCTGGTGGTCATCGCGTCCGCCCTGACCGGCAAGCGCCCCTCGCAGCTCTTCCCCTGGCTCCGCAATGGCTGACAAGACCCTGAAAGCATCCATCCAGGTGGACATGGACGCCAAGGGCGTCGCCAAGGGCGTGGCCGCCACGAACCGGGAGCTCGACAAGCTGAACCGGACGGCCAGGAGCGCTGCCCGAGCGGCCAACATCACCGCCGGCATCGACATGCTCCAGATGGGCATGGGGATGATCCAGACGGCCTTTTCTGCCGTCGAGAAGCGCATGAGCGAGCTGGCGGCGCTGTCGAACAAGTACTCGCCGGAGGCGATGAATGCTTCCATCCAGGCGGAACTGGACCGCTACCGCGCCGACACGCGGATCGGCCAGGCGCTGGCGCCGGGCGCCATCGAACGGAGCAGGGCGGACGCCGAGTCGGCCGCAGGCGAGGCGGCTCGCATTGAGGCAAACGCATCGAACATCAACGCCGGCATGGGCGCCACCAAGCGCTTCGGCAACAACCTGATGAGCGCGCTGAACATCGTGCTCGAGACGGGAGCCGGCTTGATCGCAACGAACGAAGCGCGGTTGCGCGGCGACTTTGGACGTGCGGCCGAGCTCTCCGCAGGCACCGACGCGATGGCCGGCGAGCTGTTCAACGCCACGAACTACACCTATGCGCCCGGCACCGGCTCCGCGCGCGGGATGCCATACGACGAGGCCGGAATGATGCGCCGCCAGACTGATGCGATGGAGAAGCTCGCCAGGGGAGCCGGGAACTAATGGGCACCTGGAGCACCGTCGAGAACGCCGACAGCCGCAACTGGCGCTTCGAGGAGCGCTGGCGCGACCAGACGCTCGAGCGCAGCTGGAAGCTCTTCTGGACGCCGTCGAGCGGCACGGACCCGTACCCCGGCGACGCGGCCATTCGCACGAACCTGCCCGTCCGCCCGCAGCAGCGGCTGGAGTCGGCCGTCTACGGCACCGATGGCGTCCTGAAGCGCTACGTCTGCCGCAGCGTCACCGTGGAGCCCCTGCGCGAGGCGCCGTACTCCTGGACGGTGCGCGCCACCTTCACCACCGAGGTCTTCCCCTGGGAGGCGTCGGACTCATGGGGCAAGGAGTTCGTGAAGCAGACCCGCGTGGTCGGCTCGCGCGCCGTCTCCATGTACGTCCAGGGCGCGACCCTGCCGACGAACGGAGACGTCTCCTGGCCGCCCTCCGCAGGCATCACGACCGGCAACAAGGTGGACCTCAACGGCAACCCGCGCCAGTACAACGTGGCGCAGCAGCAGGTGACCATCGAGAACATCCGGGACCGCACGGCCTCGACCACGACGGCCGACGATCCGCCGTGGACCACGGTGCTCACCTCCTACGTCAACAAGCGCAATGACGCCGCCTTCCTCGGCTGGCCCATCGGGAGCGTCCTCTGCACGGGCATCACGGCGACCCTTGACAGCGAGGTCTGGCGCGTCTCGGCCACGTTCCTGTTCGACGAGTGGTACCACCTGAATCAGGTGGCGCTGCCGCGCAACGACGGCCTGCCGCACCTTGCCCTGGGCGCGACCGTGCTGGGCATCCAGCGGCTCCAGTCGCAGTCGATCATCTGGTTCCAGCCCTACCAGTCGAAAGCCACCTTCGCCAACCTGTACGGCACGTCCGTGAGCGACCAGTTCACGACGGCCGGCCCGACGAGGATCCCGTGACCACGCACCGCCCGAGGTTCAACCAGGGGCTCTTCGGCAAGGCCAACCGCTTCGTCACGAACGGCTGGACCGACGCGGCCAACGCCGTCGCCCAGCACCAGCAGGGGCTCGAGTGGGCCTCCTCGCAGCTGGTGCAGCCGCAGGTCGAGGGGATGTTCCTTTGCACGGTGGTGAGCGCTACGCCCATCACCGGAGCCAGCTACCGCTGGACCTACGGCATCGAGCTGTGGTACCCGCCGAGCCCGACCGGCGCGACCGGCGTGCCCGCGCCGGCCGACGCGCGCTTCACGTTCGCGACGGCCTACAACCTGCGCGAGTGGCACAACAGCGCCACCTTCCTCGACGGCATGGACCCGACGAACCCGTCCGTGGTGGTCGGCCCGGTCGGCAGCAAGTGGAACGGCTCGGCCTTCACGACTGCCAGCCTGGAGGCCAAGGTCGTGGCATGGGTAACGGCCGACCTGTCTGGCGCTGCGTTCGCCTACTTCGACCGCCCCAACCCCGTCCGCTGCGCCGGGCTGTTCTGGAACCCCGAGGAGGGCGAATCATGATCCGCTCGTTCATGCGCAAGGCGCAGATGACCACCAAGG